ATTCCCGCTCTGCGGGAATGGGCTGAAAAGCCAGACACATTGTTAAAACTGTTAACCATATCTCTTTAGGATGCTGATCAAAATTGGAATTTTCCCTTTTCAATTTCAGTATCTATTTTAGAGACTTAGGCAGTTTTGATTTCCGGTCGAATAAATAGCGGTCTCGTAGCCTATACGAGCCTCGGCGTTGAAACCTGAGTTAGTTCAACGCTTAAAATTGACTTGCTACAAAAAATTTGAAGCAGCCACAGCTTGAAGACGTGATGTCTCCAAAGTGGTGTGGTCAATTAAGTTCGGTGGAAGAGGTCCTCTTCTCCTTGGAGGAGATGGATTCTCTCAACCGGGCCAGGCAAACACTATTTGTACGAAAGCTGGACGAAAAGTTCAGATTAAACTTTCGTCTGTTTCAGTTCCGGAACTTCTGTTTTATTCTTGATTCCTCATTTCTTTATAAGAGAATTGAGAAAACAAGTTTCGGTAACTCTATGACGTCGAAGGAGAGGAGTAAATTCCTCTCCGATTGTCGGGATGTGAGTACTCTCACTGAAGCGAAATTATGGAAACTCCTCTCTTTTCTTGAGAGGAATAACCTATTAGCTTCAATGATCGGTACCGATCTCGATGGACATCGATTTCATTACATCAAAGATCCAAGTCATTTTAGACATTGTCTTGGGTTGTCTGATGCCATTGATTTGGCAATGAGGACATCTGGAATTACGGTTAGATTTCCCGGCCGCGTAAGGAGAACTGTTAATTCTCACACTCCTTTTGGTGTGAGAATGTACTCCAAAGGCGGCATTAAGAAATTTACCTATTCGATGAAACGTCTCACGACGAAACATCGGATATTCCATTTGCTTCTCCACTATCTCCGAACGATCCCACATTGTGAGACCGAGAAGGAGTATGTGAAGTTGATTAAGACAACCCTTGCAGGTGAATTTTCGAAACAGATGGGTCAGGAGGAACCTTTGGGTTCCAGATTCGATCTGTTTCCTGCTTATACACAAGCTAAACTGGACTCTGCTCTCAAATATAATCGAGAGCTTCGAGGTCAGTTCTATTTTAATCTTATCCAGGC